ATGGAAACACTGAAGGAACCGTTCAAACTGCTCTTCGTTGTTATATATACAGTGAAGAACTAGAACAAGACTCCCAAAACTTAATAGACGACATTGAACACGTTTTATACTCAATTCGTTTTAATACAGATGTTCAAGTAAAAGACTTAACAATAAACAACATACTAAGAGATAATGGACTCTTAAAACCATATGCAATGGTAGAAGTATTTCTAGAAACAAGCTTTGAAATACTTGACTTTTAAAGGAGAAAGCTAAAATGGCTACAGCACTAAACCTTCAAAGAAACTCTGAAGTTTATATGTCTACTGTCGACCTAGACGGCGGAGGCACAGCTGATAATATGACTCCAGCTAACACTTGGAGAGTAGAGGTACTCGCCGGTTACGCAGCTAGTAAATCATCAGCTACACAAGATATTACATCTCTAGAGAGCGGATTAACGCCCGATAGAACAACACAACGCTTTAACACAGCGATTAACCCTACTGAGTGGAGTTTCTCCACTTATTTAAGACCTACTGGTGTTATTGAAGAAAATGATGACCCAACAGGCAACGTTCAGCCGTTGGCTGACTGGTTTGTATGGCAGGCACTACTATCTAATACAGCATTTGCTGCAGGAGTTGGTGCTGGATCAGTGCTACAAAGTACTTGGCAGGACGGCGGTAAATTTGACCTTGCTACTCGTGCTCTAAGTCAAAACGCACACGCACATACTTCAAACTTTGCTCGTGCTACTGAGTATCATATGTACCTAAAACTTGATAACGTGTATTATCAAGTTAAAAATGCTACTGTTAACGAAGCAGCTGTTGATGCAGCTATTGACGGTATTGGTACAACTAACTGGAGCGGTTTTGGAACTGACTTTATCGAACTTACAGGAACTACGCGTAATAACCTAGTTTCCGTAGTTGGTGGCGTTCTTAACGACGGTAGCGCTATTAGCGGTAACTCTAGTATTGACTCTAATACAGCAGGGCTAACTTATCACAGTTGGGCTAGATATAATGTTGAAGGCGTTACTACAACTAGTGCGTTTATTCAAAACCGTCTAAGCTCTATTGAAGTTACCCACACTCCAGCTGGAGGCGCTGAAGATACCTATACATTCCCAGTAACAGGACTAGGCTTTAACTATAGCAACGCACTAACATACTTAACTCCAGAAGAACTAGCGGCTCTTAACACGCCAATTAGTCAGTTTACTGGTGCTAAGACTATTACGGGTAACTTTACAGCATACTTAAGAGCGGGCGATGATGAAAGTGCTCAATTCTTAAGAAACATAGTGAACGATAGCAGAACAAGCATTGCGCAAGCTGCAACTGCAAACCTAAAAATAGGTGGTGATACTGCTCCGTTTACTGCAATGTATATGCCAGCAACTCAGTTCAACTTCCCAACACACTCTGTAGAAGATATCATCGGTATCAGCGTAGAATTCCTTGCACAGGAACCTACAGCTACAAAAGGTAGTGGTAGTGAATTAGTAATGTTTGTATCTGCAGACAGTTAATAATATATTTGAAAATTGTGTTTGAGGGGACACAATTTAAAATTACAGATGGGTAGCTGCCTCAGCACGTTATTAGAACTCCCCTCACTAATAACAAGTTGGATATGGTAGCTACCCTTTTTTTATATAGAATGAGAGGAAAATATGAGTTTAATTAAAAACTTAATGGTAAATGAAAAAGTAAGTACAGTAGAATTTCCAGATATTGACGGTTTTACTGTAGATGTGTGCTATGTAGGTCGCGACCGTATGATGAAAATCAGAAATCAGGCACTAGTATACAAGTTTAACAAGCGTACTCGCCAGCGCGAAGAAGAAGTTGATAATGATAAGTTCTTGGAGGCGTATGCAGAAGCAGTTATTAAAGGTTGGAGCGGTCTTACAGTAAAAAAACTGGGTAACTTGATACCTGTTGATTTGAGTAAGATGAATCCTACAGAAGAAGTACCTTACAGCGCAGAAGATGCACTTGTTCTACTAAAGAACTCTACACTTTTTGACCAATTTATTACTGATACGCTAAATGACTTTGAAAACTTTGAACGTGAGTCAAAGGAAAAAACAGTAAAAAACTAAAAAAGTTTGTCAGTCACCAACTAAAAGGCGGTGGTATGACACAAGAACAATATTTCGCAATGTGTGAACAGATGGGATGGGA